GGAGAGTGGGAATCTGTATCTGGACATAGATATAAGAGGCGAAAAAGACCACCATTAGAGTACCAATTACCAGAAATAGATAAAGAAATTAAAGCTGTCAACAAACAGCTAGATAGATTTGATAAAGTATTAGACAAGGTTAAGTGTAAAGATAGGTATATTCTTGCAGGAAACCATGATGAATGGCTTGATGCGTTTGTAGAAGAGAATCCATATCTTGACCAATATACATTTAGAAATGCGTGTAAGTGGGATGAAAGAGGATATGAGTATTATAAGTATAATAAGGTTTTAACCATTGGAAAATTGTCTTTTACACATGGAGCATATACAACCACTACTCATGCTAAAACACACTTAGAGAGATATGGTACAAATATTATATACGGACACACACATGATGTGTCAAGGTTTTCATCCACAAGATTGTTAGATGGAAACATTAGTGCGTGGTCAATGGGTTGTTTAAAAGATATGTCAGCAGAAAACAACACATGGTTAAGGGGTAGACTACATAACTGGAATCATGCTTTTGGAATTGTAACCTTTTTTGATAATGGAAATTTTCAAGTTGAAGTAATAGACATTGTAAAAGGGATAAGTTCAGTATGGGGAAAAATAATTAAAGGATAAGATATGACATTTAGAGAATTAATTAATCAAGTATTAATAAGACTAAGAGAAGATACAATCAGTATCGACTGGTCTGGAGATATTAATGATAGTACAACTATATCTGCTTATCAAAAAGTAATAGGTGCTTTGGTTAATGATGCTAAACGCAGTATAGAGGGATATCACGACTGGTTAAATCTTAGAGAGGCAGTTGATATCTCTACAGTTAATGGAACTAAAAACTATAACTTATCATCTGGTCAAGAGATTAAGATTGTGGATGCAACAAACAATACTACAGGAGTTCATTTAAGACAAGTAAGTAAGGTATACATTAACACAGTAAAGTACCCTACAGACACTACTGGCGACCCCCTATATTATGGTTTTAATGGTAGTGATGCTTCTAATAACTTGAAAGTAGATTTATCACCCATTCCAACAAAAGCTGAAACTATAACATTTGATATTATTAAATACCAAGACGATTTAACCGAAGCTGACACAGTATTAAAAGTTCCATCTAAGCCAGTTATATTGGGTGCATGGGCTAGAGCAATAGCAGAGAGAGGTGAAGATGGTGGAACACAATCTAGTATAATGGCTCAAGAATCTAGTGAGGCTCTTAAACAAGCTATTATGTTAGATAGTGGAAACACTCAATATGAATCAGATTGGTTTGTATCTTAGATAATGGCAAAAGAAATTACATATCAACCTTTATTAGATATAGGTCTTAATGGTTTAAATACACAAAGTAACCCTGCAACCTTAGACCATTCATGGCTAACTAAAGCAGATAATATAGTTTTAAGAGAATCTGGTCGTATTACTTTTAGAAAGGGTTTAAAACAGAAAGTTGCTCCTAGTGATACAGCAATAGGTTCTATGATAGAACATAAAGAAGCTGATGGTACTAATAAGATATTCGCTAGTTATGGTACATCTATATATACAGTAGATTTTACTACACCCGAAGATGCCTTTCCTACTGGTGATGATGATACTAAACATACTGTAGGAAGTTCGACAGGTGCTTGGCAGTTTGTAAATTATAATGGTAGATTAAATGCTTTCCACGCTAGTATAGTACCACAGAGATATGATGGTTCATTAGGTTCTGGTGTCAAATGGGCAGCTTATGATAACGCACATAGACCATCCTCAGTAACATCGGGGGAATTTAAACCTAGTTGTGGTATGGGTTACTATGGTCGTATGTGGGTAGGTGGGGTTGCAGAAGAAAAGGATGTTGTTCACTACTCATCTCTATTAGATAGTGATGATTTTAGAACGACAGCAGAGAATGGTGCTTCAAATGGTGGTTCTATAGATTTAAAGACTGTATGGGGTACTGATGAGATAGTGGCAATAGCACCTTTCTTTGGTAAATTGGTTATATTTGGTAAAAATAATATAGCAATCTATGATAGTCCGAATGTAATTGCAAGTATAGCACTTAATGAAGTCATTAGAGGTGTTGGTCTAGTATCAAGAGATAGTGTACAGGCTATTGGAGATGATTTAGTATTCTTATCTAATACAGGATTACGCTCATTAGCCAGAACAACAGAGAAAGATAAACTACCACTACAAGATTTATCTTTAAATATAAAAGATACATTAATTAGAAATATAGGTAATAGTACGAATGTTAAGAGTGCATATGTAGAGAATGAGGGTATATATATTATGTCTTTTATAGACAAGAATATAAATTATGTGTTTGACTTTAAACATAGAACACCTAATGGTGCACCAAGAGTAACTACATGGACTTTTGATAATGATAGAGAACCTTCAAGTCTAATCTATACAGAATTATATGGATTATTAGTAGGACAACAAGATGGTGGTTTGGCTGGATATGAGAATTATTATGATACTGATTTAGCAGGTGCATCTACTTATACAGATGCCTCTTATACATGGAGTCTGGAAACAGTATGGGTAAATTTAGGTGAATCTGTAGCAGCATCTCTATTAAAGAGATTATTTATGGTACTAGAGGGTGGTTCTGGTGCAACAATGGGTTTGAAGTGGTATAAAGATTATAGCGTTACACCATCTACAACGACTTCTATAGTTCTGAATCCTGTAACAACAGGTACTACATCTTTATATGGTGCATCTTCGTCTTTATATGGATTAACAACTGCTGGTGGTGCTCACGCTGGGGGTGGTCATGTTGCAGCAACACATCCAGCCAATTCTACTTATGCACCTGTATATGGATTAAAAGAATATAGAACACCACTTACAGGTAGTGCGAAGAATATAAAAATAGGAATAGATATAGAGAGCAATGGTTTTGATGCCTCTCTACAAACTTTAACACTTTTACATAAACAAGGGAAGATAAGATAATGGCAGATTATACATTAGCAGTTTCTTGGTCTGGAAAGGATGATTTAGCTGACTCAGATGCAAACAAAGTAATATCTGGAGATGACTTCAATACGGAGTTCACTACAGTACAAACAGCAATTAATTCTAAGGCAGATATAGCTTCAGAAACTTTAACAGGTACTCCACTAGCACCAACAGCAGCAGTAGGAACGAATACAACCCAGTTGGCTACTACAGCTTTTGTAAGAGCAGAGATAGCCAGTAGAGTTTATCCTGTAGGTGCTATCTTTACAACACTAACTGCTTATGCTGACTCAGCAGCAGTAGTTACTGCACTAGGTGGAACGACTTGGGTATCTATTGGAGCAGGTAGGGTACTGGTAGGATTGGATTCTGGCGATACAGACTTTGATGTTATAGAGGAAACAGGTGGTGCTAAAACTGGTGCTCATACACTTACTGTTGATGAGATGCCTGCTCACACGCACAATTATGGTAAATCAACCACAACTGAGGCTATGAGTATTGATGATATTAGTGGACTTCGTGGAGCAGCAACAACAGCTACAAGTTCAACAGGTGGTGGTTCAGCACATACTCACCCAATAGTACAACCTTACTTAGTAGTTTATTTTTGGAAAAGAACAGTTTAATTAGGAGATAGAGAGATGGGGTATGAAACAGAAGCGTATGGAACACAGGGTAAAAAAGCTTTTTATAGTAAACCAAACCCTTGGGGTCGTAGGAAAAAATCTAGTGGAGGTGGAATCAACTTAGGCTCTCTTCTAGGTGGTTTGTTTGGTGGTAGTAAAAATGTAGATTATGCCCAACAAGACTTTGAAAGACAACAACAGTTAATGGACAAGATGTATGAGATGAGTGCACCATACAGCACTTATGGTGTTACTGGAAGTAATATTGTAGACCAAGAAGGTAAAACAATTAAACAAACTTTATCTCCAGAGTTACAAGCACAGTATGATGCCTTACTTCAACGCTCTGGATTGACTGCTGATAGAGTTGCTCAAATGTCTGGTAGTCCACAAGAGTTACAAAATTATATATATAATCAACAACAAGCATTACTACAACCATCTCAAGACCAAGCTAGAGCACAGCTAGATGAACAATTAGTAGCTAGAGGTATGCTAGGTTCTACAGGTGGTGCTTCACAAAGAGGTGGACTTGAAACAAGTATTGGTATGCAAAATCAACAAGCACTAGCTAATGCTTTAGCACAATCACAAGGAATACTAGATGCAGAAAGAGGTAGACAATCAATGGATGTGTCTAACGCTTTAACTATGGCTGGACAACCTAATCAAATGTTAGGTGCTGGTGGTCAATATGCTGCTGGTGGAGCAATTGGAAATATTGAGGGTGTAAGTTTAACATCTTCTAATATCGCCAATCAACTAGCAGTTAGAGATGGAACACGAAAGAAAGGTCTTTGGGATATGTTGGGTATGAGTAGTGGTGGTGGTAGTGGTGGACTATTTGGCGATGCTCTTAGTGGTCTGTTCGGTTAAATGAGGAGATAAAATGGGTTTATTAAGTAATAAATATGATGTAGAGCAAGGCATAAATGATGCTATGACAAGTACAGCTTTGTCTTTTGGTAGATTAGCCTCTCCTAGATTTGCACCAATGACAGCAAGTACAGCACTACAGGGTGATATGGCTGGTAGAGGTATAGGTATGATGGTGGGTGGACAAGACCCTAGAATAACTAAACAAAATACTGTTGATGAGATTATGAAAAAACATCCAGACCCTTCAACACCAGAGGAATTGGAAGCAGTAGCTAATGACTTACAAGCAGCAGGTCTTATGGACTTAGCAGTTGAAATTAGAGCAGTTGCTAATGAAACTAAGAAAGCAGATGCAGCAACAACAAAAGCTAATGCTCCTAGTGCAGATTTGTTTAAGAATTTAAGTAGTGCTTTATCTAGTCAAGTATTAACTACAAAGTTTATGGATAACTATTTTAGATATGCAAATGATGAGGACTTATCAATAAAATATAATAGAGATACAAGTTCTTATGATACTTATACTGCATATAAAGATGGTAAAAAATCACATCGAGAGGATTTAGAGAACTTGTTTACTCAATGGGCAAATTCTAAAAAACATACTGGTACGACTAAAGATGAACTAGCCACTTTAATGAATGATGATGAAGAAATGACTAAGGATTTCGTAGAATGGATAGGTCATCATGGTAATGTAGAACTGTCTAATTTTATGAAACAGGCAATTATGGGTGGTACTCAAGGTGGTGATGATTCTGACCCTTCTGGTCTTAGTATAATTGAAGGTTATGTAGCAAAAGGTTTAGATGAAACTGATAATATGGTGATTGCTCAAAGAAAGATAATTTCTAATTATGTTCTTGAAGATGTTAATAGAAATTTAAAAATTATACTAGATAGAAATCAAGATAGTTTATCAGAGGTTGATAAAGTTAGATTAGAACTCTTAAAAGAAAAGAAAGCACAATTAGAGAAATTAGCAAAAGAATCTAGCGAATCTAATGATGCTGAATCATCTACTATGGCTGCTGGTGCATCTCCATACACACCAGATATGGCTTCATGGTTTATGCCCGATATGCCTGAGTATCAGGATTACCTGAACAAATAATATGTCTAGTACCTATATAGATGGTATTGGTTTTGTAGCTATTTCTTCTTATAAAAGTCCAGAAGAAAGAGATGCAACACTTGATTACTATAGAAATATAGCACCCAAATATCAAGAACTTGGTGGATTTAAAGAAGGCTTTAATGATACACAATCTATAGTTTTTAGAGCATGGGAAAATCTTTTTAAGACTGAAGATGAAGAAAAGAATACTTGGTTTAAAGAAGAGGTAGCAGAGTGGGGTCAAATGGTGGGCTATACAGATTCACAGGCTTTACAACAATATCATAGAGAACTTGAAAAACTAAGACCTTTAACAGAAGTAGAACAAGCTGATAAAGAAGCTAATTTTTCAGTCATGCAAAAATTTGAAACAGATATGTATGATGCTTATGATAATGAAAATGGCGACATATCTGAAGTTCAAAGAAAATATGGATATGAAGAAGAAGAACTTGGTGTCTTAAATGGTTTGGCTGCATTTGCAAAATTAGCTTGGCAAGACCCAGCATATATGGCTGGTTCTGTAGTTGGTATGGTTGCAAAAGACCCAGAGTTATTATTGTTAGGTTTATTAAGAATACCTGCACTAGCTGCTCAAGGCACAACTAGGGCGGTTCAACTTGCAAGTTTAGCTTTGAGAGTACAACCTAAATATGTACAAACTATGTCTAAAGCCATACAAGGGCAAAGAGGTAGGGCAATTATTGGAAGAGGTGTTGAGGGTGCTACCTATGGTGGTGTTTATGAAGCATTACATGACTTAACTTTTAAAGGGCATATTAAAAAAGAAAACTTAGAAAGAGGTGTTGCTTTAGGAAGTTTACTAGGTTCTGCTTTTGGTGGACTATCTAAAAATATTGGAAAAGAAAGCTGGTTATTAAATAGACAGACATCTTTAAATGCTGAAAAAAATATATCACAACTTAAATATTCATTACAAGACCCTAATCTAAAGTGGACAAAATCAGAGGGAATTACTGG